GGTTTGGAAGCAGTTTTGGGCATGATCAATCCCAAAGAACAGGGACAAATTGAGAATGAATCTGTAGCTGAAGACGACACCCAAGATGAGTACATCGAAGATGACTCCAGTGAGGAAGAGTTGGAAGCAGAACCCGATCAGGATGAAGAAGAAGGCGAATTAGACGACAGTGATGGTGACATCGAGCTTGACTCTAGTGAGTATGACTACATTCTTGCAGTACGTGAAGTTCTCCAAGAGAACGGCCTTGATGATGTAGATAAGGTTAAAAGCGGATTGTTGATGCAGGGCGACTATACCCGTAAAACTCAGGCATTGTCTGATGAGCGAAAAGAGTTCGAGACACAACGTAATACACAGCTCGAAGAGGTTGCAAAACTTTTAGAGATTCAACAAGCGCAGTTGTTTGGCAATAAGCCCACACTTACGACTCAAGAACTTTTAGCTTTAAAACAGACAGATCCTTATGCTTACGAACAAGCTTTAGAAGACAAGGTTCTTTACGAACAAAAGCAAACTGAACTTAATGAGATTTCCGAGCAAGTAGCACAGCAATATTACGGACAACAAGCAGAACAAATGCAGGTATATGCTCAAGAGCAGATGACCCTGTTGACACAAATCGAGCCATCCTTCGCAGATCAAAAGTCTGCCGTAGAGAATGTAGAGGTTATGTCAGATTACTTTAAGAGTCTAGGGGGTGATCCCGCACTACTCGACACTGTAAACGATGCTCTGGTGTTAAAAGTATTATATGATGCGGCTAAAGCAAACCAATCTCAGAAAGAAGTTGCTAACGTAAAAGCACCTAAAAAGAAGAAGTCTTCTAAAACTGTTTTAAGAAAAGGAACGTCTTTGGGTAAGGCGGAAAAACAGGCTGCGGCGCAAAAGGCTAGGATGCAGAAGTCATTAAGACCAGATGGATCTATGTCCCAAGAAGCTGCCGTGGATTTAATTCTCGACTCTTTTAAATAGGTAATTTATCATGGCTACAGTAGCTGGCAACAACGCATATGTATTGGGCGGTTCAGGAACAACTGCGAACTCAAACATCCGAGAAGACTTGGGTAATGTTATTTTTAATGTTTCCCCTTATAAGACACCATTCACATCAGGTATCGCTAAAACCAAAGCGGTTAATGATAACCACGAATGGTTGACAGACACACTTACTGCAACTACCGTGGCTTGGCAGATTGAAGCCGAGACAGGTAAAACAGGTGCGTCTGAAATCAGAACTCGTAAAGGGAACTATGTAGGTATCCTTGAAGAGAACGCCGTGGTTACTAAGAAAGCTGAAATGTTCGACAAGGCAGGTATCCCCGGTAAGGAAATGGCCTACCAGCTTATGAAGAAAGGTAAAGAACTTCATATGGGTGTAGAGACAGCTCTCCTTTCCATTAACGCTAAAGTTCCTCCAACATCGAGTACGGCAGGTGAGGTTGGTAGTGTTGCGGCATATATCAACTCTAACGAGTCTGTTAGTTCAACAGGTGGTACTGGTACTGCAAACACTGCATCTACGGGCTTAACAGTACCAACCCCTGGTACTGCTGAACCTTTTTCTGAGACAATCCTGTCAGGTTTGTTAGACGATGTTTGGGAAAATGCTGGTGATTTTGGTAACATCTGCATCATGGCTGATGCAACTCGTGTTAGCTCTTTCCGAGCAGGTGTAGCAGGTATCGCTGATAGTGTTGAATCTGACGCTTCTAGTGGTGAAATCTATAACCGAGTGGCTGTTTACCAATCACAGTTTGGCCCAGTAAAGGTTGTAGCTAACAAGCATATGCCAGCGGAGCAGATCTATATCTTAGATATGACAAGCTGGGGTCTTGCATTTGGTGGTGGTAAAATGATTCACACTACTGATATTGCAACACAAACTTCAGCAGAACAGAAACTTTTAGAGTGTTATTTCACACTAGAAGCTCGTTCTGAAGAAGCCAATGCAGGTTACTACGCAGTGAGCTAGATGACAGGAGGGGAGAAATCCCCTCCTTCTCTTGGAGAGTATGATGAAAGAAACAACATGGCATGGTAACATGCGAGAAGACTGGCACTACAACAGTGATGGGAGTGTCATACTAGAACAAAGACACGACATAACTAAACTACTCGAAGATAATAAAAGAAAAAGAGACAGTGTAAGTGACTGGGGTTTAAAGTATGACCCTAAAAAAGAACTACACCAAGTATTAGACCTTTCAATGACAGATGTTATGCGTATCAAGAAAGAACATGGTATTGATATACTAGATGAGAATGTCGATTGGAAGTATGTGTTCAAGCTTATTGAAACACACTACCCTTATATGAAAACCACAACAGCGAGACTGTAATGGCTTTAAGTACACTAGCAGAGATTAAGACATCAGCAGCAGATTGGCTGAATCGTACTGATCTAACAACTCAGATAGATGACTTCGCTACACTAGCTGTAGAGGATATTTATCGTAAGCTAAAAATACCATACACTAATGCTATCCTGACGTACACAGTAACCGCCTCAGACGAGACTAACGGCTACTTTGACCTACCAGATCGCAATCTTAGTGTTATTTCAATCACAGATAGTCAAGGTCGTAGATTACAGCCTGTGACGTTTGAAGATTACCGAGGATACACCGGAACATCGGGAACTCCTTGCGTGTACACCTCTGTGTCCGATAGAATCTATATAGGGCCTGGTATCTCAGAAGATGAGGTGTTCACTGTTCATCACGAATCCTCAGCAGGTGGAGCAGATCCTATTGTTACAAATATGCCAGAAACACTTCTTATGGGTATTCTGATGTTTGCTTGTTTGTTCCTCAAAGATGACGAACGAGCAAAACTATATAAAATTAAATTTCAAGAGAGTCTTGATGACCACAACATGAGAGGCACAGGTGGTGCAGGACGTTCTCGTATTATGGATCAAAGTATCTCATCCAACGGAGGCCCGTTAGTCTAATGACTTCAGCTATAGATCAATCAAAACCAACAGCAGGTACGGCCACTACATCTAGTGTTCGTGATAACTTTACAGCAGCCTACAATGAGATAAATGCTCTACAAAGAGGTAGCTCTGATTATGCTACTACAACCGGTACAGATACGTACATTGCCACTTTTACTAACGCACCGAGTAGTCTGTCTGATGGACTACGGATTAGTGTCAAAATAGGAACAGCTAACACAGGTGCAGCTACTCTCAACGTAAACGGTCTCGGAGCGGCCTCTGTTGTAAAACAAGACGGGACTACAGCTCTTATCAGTGGGGATTTAGTAGCAGGTCAGATTATAGATTTAATGTACAACGGCTCATCATGGGTTTGGTTGAACAGCAGTACAATAGTTGATGTTGTGTTAAGTTTGGTGTACCCTATAAATCACATCATTACAACAGTTAAGACAGGTAATCCAGGGGACGCTGGGTATTTTTACGCTGGCATCTCTTTCGGTACATGGACTGCCTTCGGTGCAGGACAGACACTTGTTGGTCTTGACTCTGGAGATACAGATTTCGACACACTGGAAGAAACAGGTGGTAGTAAAACACACACACTTACAGATGAAGAAATACCCGATCATAATCACCATATTGCAAGCGGAGCTGTCCTTACTACAGGCTCAGCCGCTATTACGTCTAGCAACCAAATTGGACATATAGTTTCAGGTCAATACCAACTAAGAGGTGACGGAAACTCCGCAGACAGGGGTTTATCAGGAGAAATAGTGGATTCTTCTGGTAATGCGGTTACTGCTGGAGGTGCTCATACGATTGTACAACCTTATATCACAACTTACTTCTGGAAGAGAACAGCTTAATGCCATTTGAGACTGACAAGAACAACGGATTCAAGTTAGACGCAACTGATCTTTTAAAGACAGGCGTGTATCCTGAAGCTTTTGATCGCCGTATCCCTTTCTGGGAGACTGTCGATGGTATGCAGTTTACTGAGTTTGGTATGAAGCGTAAGCCCGGTAGGGAAGAAATTGAAGATTTTTCTGAATCACCCACTTCCTCTACAACACCTATCCGTGGTATAACCTCTGTTACAGAGTTTGATGACAAGGTTGCATATTTGGGTGATTTAGACAATATTTACTCCTACCGTCAATCAACAGGCAATGTCGATACAGTAGGTTCTGGTTATAACTTAATAGAGAGTTCAGAAGGTACTCTTTGGAGTACAAGTGGGGCTACAGCTACTATCTATTTTGCTAACTTCTTATCTGGTGCTAGTCTTGTTATTCTAGGTATAAACTCAACGGAAACACAGGCAGCCGGCAACTCTATAACTGTTTCTGGTATTCCTTTCTCAGCCGTAGACCCTAACGGGACTTTTACAATAGCGTCTGCAAACAATCTTGGAGCAGGTCGGTGGCAAATAACCTACACACTTGTTGACACTCCAGATGAATATTACACTAACCTAGCTTCTGCGGTTTATTCTAATAACACGTTAATCGGAGGTGGCTCTACTACAACATGGGACAGTGATACGACCAGTTGGGATGAAAACATAAACCAAGCTGATTTGTGGGATTTTGAGTCCTTTGGGTCTTTTGTTGTAGCTGCGAGTGGAAGCGGGTTTCCCGTTATTAAAAAGAACAATGTTAATTTTAATAGATACTATAACAATGAAGTCAGTGGCGCAACAATAACTGACGGTGGGACAGGTTACTCTATTGGGGATACTCTCTCTCAGACAGGCACAACAGGGACAGGGACAGGTTTATCTTGTGCTGTTACAAATATATCTTCGGATGTTATCACAGAGATTGAGATCACTTCATTTGGTTCTGGACATTTAGATGGGGATGTTATCACACTTACCGGTGGTGCAACTGTAACCGTAACAGTACCTGATTTTGATTTTACAAGGGTTCAGAGTTTTGAGAAACAAGGGCCACATATGTTGGCTTTTAATTACAGCAAAGTTGATGTTGATTATAAAACGAGCTTTGCGTGGTGTAGTGCTGATGACCTAGATACATGGCAAGCAGCCGCCACTAACACAGCAGGTAGTTTGTTAATACGAGAAGCAAACTCAGGTATTATTTGTGTTACACAGCTTGGTAACAGCTTGGCTGCTTACACAGAGAACCAGATGTTTGTAATAAACTATGTAGGCCAACCTAACATATTTGGCTATCGCAATGCGGTTAGTGGTGGTGTTGGTGCTGTGTCTTCTAAAGCTGTTGTTACAGTTGGAAGGGACAACTACGGGTTAAGTAAAGACGGTTTTTTCTACACAGACGGAGCGTCTGTTAGAATGATTGGCAGAGACACAGGGATGAACAAATACTTTCGAGATAACGCATCTTCAACAGAACTGGGTCAAGTTGTGGCCTACAATAATGCTAGAGAGAACGAAGTTGTTTGGGGTGTACCTATTGAGTCTAATAAGATTTCAAAAGAAATCTATTACAACTACAAGACAAACCAATGGGGTATGAGAGATTCTGATATAACAGCGTATCACGAAAGAGGTATTTTCA